AAAGGTATCCCCTTTTTTATAAGGAAAACAAATGACAGAACAAGTATGGTATAAAACAAATGAAGAAAAGTTGCGTAGTCTTATTGCAGACGAAGCAAAGATGATGCCTATGTTAGACAATATGATGGCAACAGTCAAACAACTAAAAGCAAAACAAGCATTTCGTTTAGCACTTCTAAATCAACTATTAGAAGAACTAACAGATAACGAATAAATACATTACAATAATTTAAAAGGATATAACAAATGAAACTCTCACAGCTTACAGCAAAACCCCAACTAATAGACATTCATATCGATGATGAAGATACCATCAAAGAGTTCGGTGAAGCAATCGAATTCTGGACTTGGGATCGTCAACCTATGGATGTGTTTATGAAGCTAGCAAACGCAACAGGTAATGATACAGGTAATATTATCGGCATCGTTCGCACATTAATATTAGATGAAAGAGGTAAAGAAATTCTCAAAGACGATGAGATGTTACCTACTCATATATTGATGAAAGCAATTAGTAAGGTGACTGAAATATTGGGAAAGTAACGCAAGACAGTATTGATCCTAAATCTGAAAAGATGGCGTTGATACTGACTATAGACGGATTAGGTAAGCGTTATGGAATGCTACCTAGTGAAGTCTTAGGTAGAAGTAACACATTCGATTTGTATATTATGGATGCGGCAATGACATTTGAAAACTATCATCACAAGAAACAGATGAACAATGGCAGAGACCCAATCCCTGATTTTACGCAAGATGAATTATTGACGCTACTGAATAAGAATAAGGAATAATAATGTCTGTAAAGATAAAAGACAAGATTACTAAAAGTATAGACAATATATTGCAAAAGATTGATAAGCTTCCACAAGAAGCTTATAAAGAGTTTGTAAAAGATACACCTATTCGCAGTGGCAATGCAAGACGCAAGACAAGATTAAGTGGCAACAAAATTGTTGCAGGTTATAACTATGCACAGAAACTTGACGAAGGTTTTAGTAGACAAGCACCTGATGGTATGACTAAGCCAACAGAAGAATTTATAAAAAAGCGTATGACGCAGATAATAAAAGGAAAGTAAGATGGCAGATTTAAGTTATACAGTCACAGTAAACTCTAGTGGTGCCGTCACCTCGCTTAAGAAAATTGAAACTGAAGTTAATAAGATTAACACTGGTTTTAAAACATTAGATAAGCAAACTAAAACAATCACAGATAGCTTTGGCAAATTAAAACAAGCAGTTGCAGGTATAGCATTTGCTAATCTAGTTAACAGTACATTAGATTTTGCACGTGGTATGCAACAAGCAAGCACTGCTACTGGTATTGCTATTAGTTCTATTAACGATTTTTCAAATGCAGTAGGCACAGCAGGTGGCGACGCCAATAAAGCTGTTGGAGATGTTATTGATTTTGTTGCGGGATTAAAAGACGCTAAAGATGGTTCAGCTGGTGCACAAATTGAATTAGCTAAGGTAGGCGTTACGTTACAAGACTTAGCTACATTAAGCAATGAAGATGTATTTAAGAAAACGATTCAAGGCCTAGCACAGATTGAAGATGCCGCTACTCGCAATGCGTTAGCAGTTAAAATGCTAGGTAAGAACTTCAAAGACATTGATGTACGACAAGTCGCAGGTCAAATGGGAGCAGGCGGTGGCGGCGGCGCAAACATATCTGCTATCAATGCGGCGGCTGATGCACAAAAAGCGTTAGCTGTTAACTTTAATAACTTCCAATCAGCAATATTAAATGTATTAGAGCCATTAGCAAAATTAGTCGCAGGCATACAAGTTTCAGTGCAAGAATTTACAACTTTAATAAAAGTAGTAGCAAAAGTTGCCGCGGCAATATTCATAGCTAAACAGGGTTTTGCCGCACTTAAAGTTGCTGGAGACCTTGTATTCGCAGGTAAAATGTCACCAGGCTTAAATAAAACCGCGGCAATGCTAGGAGACTTTGCTCTTAATCTTTGGAGATTAGCAGATACAGCAAAGAAATTTGGCAAAAATATGAAAGAAGCATTTCTATTAGCTGGCGCAAGCATAGGAGTAGTTAGTGCTGCCGGAGTCGGAGCTAAATCAGTACTTGGCGCATTAGGCGCGGCAGTCTTTAATCTGCTTAGAATGTTTTCTAGATTTGGAATGGTTGTGTTTATTATTGAAGCGGTAGTAGACGTACTCAGTTTATTGGAAAAGAGATTTATTGGTACAAACTATATTGATAAGTTCTTTGAAAGTATAGCAATTGGTATGGAAAAAGTCATTGGACTGATTCCAGGTCTAAGTGGTTTTGCTAAGATGATGGAAGATGCTCGTAAAGGGCCACAGTTCCTAGACCAATCCGAAATAGATAGAGAAAATAAACTACTACAGCAGAAATATAAAACAGCAGAAATGGTTAAGAAAATAGTTGATGCTCAACGTGGTCAGGGTTTAGAAGCTGATAAAGCTGTTAGAGCATATGCTGAACAAAGTGCAGAACTACAAAGACAGTTAGGCTTTCAGAATACATTGATAGGTATGGATGAGACTGAAGCCAATCGTAAATCTAAGATGTATGAGTTAGAAACAGGTTATCTAAGTCAAGTCAATGCACTAAAAACAAAATATGTTGATATGCAAGCCGCCGCTATTAGTGGCACTGATGAAGAAAAGGCAGCATTTGAGGCATTCTCATCAGTTATTGGAGGAACAGTTGCAAAGTTAGCAACAGAGTATGAAAAACAAATGTCTGCAATGGGTGTTCTAATCGATGGCACTGAAACAGCAACATTAAAAGAAAAAGACAGATTAAACGTTATAGAACGTATCACAAGCGCAATGGAATTACAGAAACAAGCCGCAGAAGCTACTAGCGGCATTCACGGTGACATTGCAAAACAGATGAAAGACATTGATTACAAGAATATGCAACGTGGTCAATCACCTGTAGAACAGATGTTAAACGATGTTAACAGGGCAGTTGATGAATTTCAAGCGCAAGCCGCAGGTAAGATTATGTCTGTGTTTGAAACTGAAGATGGTTTTAGAAACATAGAGCAGATGAATAGTGAATTAGCAAAAATGTATGCTAAAAGCGAAGCACTACGTGAATCTAAATTAGCAGACGCAAGGCAAAGCCGTGATTGGGCGACAGGATGGCAAGATGCATTTGATAGTTACTTAGATAATGCAACCAATGCATACAAGATTGCTGGTGAACAGTTTAATGCAGTTACTCAAGGTATGAATAGTGCTATTGACAAGTTTGTTGACGAAGGTAAATTTAGCTTTGGTGATTTTGCTACAAGTGTTATCAAAGATTTATTAAAGATTGAACTAAGAGCACAAGCGGCAATGGCAATGCAAGCATTTAAAGGTGCTGGTGGTGCTGGTGGTATATTGAGTACGATTGGAAGTTTCTTTGGTGGCTTCTTTGCAGATGGTGGTCAACCTCCAGTAGGTAAAGCAAGCATCGTAGGTGAGAATGGTCCTGAGTTATTCGTACCTAAATCAAGTGGTACAATTGTACCTAATGGTGGTGGTATGGGAAGCACAGTAAATAACTATATCACAAACAATAACATATCAGCCGTAGATGGACAGAGTGTCGCTAAACTATTTGCTGATAATCGCAGAAGTTTATTAGGTGCTACACAACTAGCACAAAAAGAATTACCATATGGTAACAGATAAGGAAATATATGGCAGGGTTGCAAACAATATTAAATTTTAGTAATAGCTTAGAAATCAATCGTAGAAAGATGGTTGGTATACAATATACACGTAATGAAATTCCACGTGTTAGTTCTACGCCAACAAAAAATCCCTGGCGTATGACGTTAGAAGTACCTAGTCGTTTTAAGTATTATCAAGCACGTGACTTGATGGAAGCACTAGATACACTAGATCGTATTACACCTGAAGTTATAACGTTCAGTAATCTACCTGCATTGAATTGGATCTTTAGATATCAGGGCGCAATGACTACTGCACAGTTAAATACTATTACAGTAACAAGTTTTGTTGGTAATCAACTAACATTGAATGTGAGTGGTATTACAGCGGCAAGCACTGCAATATTGTTCAAGCCGAACGATTTAATACAGATTGGTTCATTAAACGAATATCCATATCCGTTTACAAGCACAACGCAAGTGCTAAGAGGTAGTGGTTCTACTGTTGTAGTTACTACAAACAGACCTAATATATTGACTGGATCATTAACAGGCGAAGGTATCATCGTTGGTAATAGCTGTCAGTTCAATATGTTCTGTCCTAATATGCCAACGTATGTATTGAAACCAGGTGGACAAGCAATGAGTGGGTCAACACTTATCAACAATGCTTACTTAGAATTTAGTGATGCATTTGAATTATATGAATGGGTAGGAGCAGCCTAATGCAAAATATACCAGCAGTTGCAAATGATCCATTAGTTTTATATAATGCAGAATTTGTAAAACTTACAATATACAATGATGTTGCAAATACATCAAACGTTACTATTCATACGTTCTCAAGTGCTTATAAGACTGAAACTATTAGTGGACAAACATATACTCCATTAGGTGGACTATTAGCTGTTGGTATTCAACAGCGTGACATTCGTGCTACATCAGCAGATACAAGTTTAAGTTTAAGTGGCATCGATGGTAACAACATTCAGCTTGTATTGGCTGAAAAAGTAAAAGGTAGTAAGTTAGAAATTATACGTGGCTTCTATGACGCTAATGGTATATTAACAAGCAATGCTCACAGATTTACAGGTATTGTAACAAGCTATAACATTAGTGAAGATATGGATACACTAGATGATAGTGATAACTTTACAGTAACATTGAATGCAAGTAGCTTTAGAGCAGTATTAGAAAATCGTATCAGTGGTCGTAAAACAAATCCTGCAAGTTGGACATATTTTAATTCAACAGATAGTAGTATGAATAATATTTACAGTATCTCGGATCAAAACTTTGATTTTGGTAAAACACCATTAAGAAAAGCTTCAACTAGTAGTCAAGCACAAGTAGAAGCAACACAAACAACTGAAAGCTATCAGCAAATAAGTGATGGACTTTAACAAATGAAAATAAGACAAGCAAATAAATTTGATTTACCTAATGTGTTAGATATGTTACGTAATTTTCGCAGTAACACTCCTATTGAAATGATGCGTGAATGCAATAATGAAGAATACATTAATAAATTATTTCATCATATTATTTTAGGTGGCGGTGTCGCATTGATAGCAGAAGATAAAAATACTGCTGGTATGATTATAGGCGTAAAGGATCAAAACATATGGGATCCAAATTTAAAAGTATTACGTGAATTAGTGTATTGGGTAGAACCACAGTATCGTGGCTCTAGTGCAGGCTATAAGTTATTGTTACAATATAACAAATTAGCAAAAGAGTTAGTTAATGAAAATAAAATCAATATGTATACAATGACTAAAATGGTTAACAGTCCAGATTTAGATTTTACTAAATTTGGCTATAAAAAGACTGAAGAAGTCTGGGTAGCAGGAGTATAATATGGCAATTTTTACAGCTATAGCGGCAACTGTATCAGCGGCAGTAGGTGGTGGTATCTTTGGTGCGATTGCAGGCTTTGCCGCAAGAACATTATTGACGATTGGTATTACTAAACTAATAGGTAATCGTGCAGGCACAAACGCGGCTGGTACACAAGACACTGGTGCAAGAATTCAATTGCCACCAGCAAGTAATAACAAAGTTCCAGTAGTATATGGTACAGCATACGTTGCACCAATCATAACAGATGCTAAGATTAGCGAAGACCAACGTACTATGTGGTATGTTTGCACATTAGCTGAAGTAACAGATACTGGTAGTTACACATTCGGTGATATCTATTACGAAGGTAAACGTGTTGTATTTGATGGCACAGATACAAGTAAGGTTACACAGTTAGTTACAAATAGCGATCCAGCGCAAGTAGACGACAAGATTAGTGGTCAACTGTATATGTGGAAATTTCCTAATGGATCTAGCAGTGGTATAAGCACTGGTGGTGCAAATGCAATTACACTGTTAAGTGACGCTGGTATTCCTGATGATTTGCAGTGGGATAGTGCATTGTATACGACTGGCGGTCAATCAGCGCAAATGTCAAACTTAGCGTTTATTGTAGTTAAAGTAATATACAATGATAACGCAGGAACTACTTCATTAAAACAAATGAGCGTTGAACTAACTAACAGTTTGGATGAGCCTGGTTCTGTTATAAAAGATTATTTACAAAATGTAAGATATGGTTGCGCTATTCCTATAGCTCAAATTGACACAGCTAGTTTAACTGCACTAGATGTTTATTCAGCAGAACAGATTACGTATTATCCTGTTGGATATCCAGTAACACCTGCGGCAACACAAGATAGATATAAAATCAATGGCCCTATCAATACAGGTCAAAACTGTTTAGCTAACTTACAGCAGTTAGTTGACGATTGTGATAGTTGGCTACAGTATAATGAACTTACTGGTCAATGGAAAGTTGTTATCAACAAAGAATTTGATGGCGCAATAGGTGATTTATATAAAGTAACAGATAGCAATCTAATGAGTGGTATCAACGTTAATCCTATTGACTTGAATAGTGCTTACAACATATTAGAAGTTCAATATCCTAACAATGTAGTAAAGGATCAAACAGACTATGCAACATTTAAGTTAGTTGACTATGCGCCTGAAGTGATGAGTCCTAACGAACCAGAAAATATATTGACTGTGCAGTATGGACAAGTTAACAACTACATTCAATCTGTATATCTAGGTCAACGTAGATTATTACAGAGTCGTGAAGATTTAGTTATTGATTTTACATTAGATTATAGTGGTATACAGATTGAAGCTGGTGATGTTATTACAGTTAAGTTTGAACCATATGCTTGGGATGTAATGAACAGTGGCGAAGGCAAACTATTCCGTGTATCTCAAGTGCAAGAAGCAAAAATTGATGATGGCACATTGGGCGTAAAGATATCTGCATTTGAATACAATGCAACAATCTATGCTGACAATCCAATTCAAGATTTTATAGCGGCAGACAATACAGGATTGACTGATCCAAACATATTAGGTAGACCAGATGCACCTATTATTGCAAATGTTGTATTAGCTAATAGCGGTGCAGTTGCTTCATTCAGTATGACTAGTTCTGTGCCTAGTGTTGGTAGCATTACTATGTTTGATTTTAACTTAGGCAATAGTAGTAACGTTGAAACACATAAACTTTATACTACATTACAAAGTGGTGCTGGTGTTCCCTTTACTGCTGGCGAAACATTAAGTATTACTGTTAACGATCAGAAAGTAGGAACATACTATGGTAGCGTAACTGCTCGTACAACAACAACTGGAGTACAGTCTTATAGTTCTGGTGCATTCAATTGGACAGCAGGTCTACAAGCAAACAGCGTTACTGGTGGCGCAAGCGGTGCTAATAGTATGATACAGGCCAACGCTATTACTAATACTAATATTTTAGCGGGATCACTACTTGGTACGGCTTTTGCTGTTGGTACTATTACTGCAAATTCTCTTGGTAATTCTGGAGTTACTGCAGGTTCGTATACAAGCACCAACATTACAGTTAACGCACAGGGTTTAATTACAAGTGCGGCAAATGGTACTGGTGGAGGTAACACCTCCCTTAACCTAGGAGATGTTACATATAGTGTTGCTCCTTCGCAGGTTGGTTTATATACTGTTGTTGATTTAGCTGGTGAGGCTTTTGATTATAATGCACCTGTGTATTTGGATGGAACGACTGTTAGTAGTTCATATTATTATCCGTTCTTTTCAGGGACTAGCTCTACAGCAAATGGCTACTATGCAAATAGTAGTGGAAGTTTTAACCCGGCAACAGCGTCATATTGGAGTGGCAATCAAGGTCAATATGGCGGCTGGTATAGTTTCGTAGCAATGGGCTTTCCAGTAGCTGTGCCTGCTGGTGCAACTTTAGTAAAAAAACTAACAGTGCAGTTAGTTGCTAATGCAAATACGTCAGTACAAATTAATCCTACTGGATTTTTTACTTCTTACGGAAATACAATGTTTACGAACGATCAAAGTATAGCTACATATGATTTGATAGCAAATAAACCTATGCTCGCTTCTACATTAATATCTCAGGCTGGTGATTTCTCTGACGTTAGTGGAAGTGGCTACGTTATTAGAAATATGGTTGCAGGGACTAGAGTTAATATAGTTACTGTCATTGCTACTGTGGATGCAGTATCATAAACAATAAATAGAATATAAGGAAAACAAAATGAGTTTACTATTAAACGGCGCAAAGACGATTACAATCGCTGGCACAGAGATGCAGTGTATAGAGATATACACAGGGGAAGCTTATACTTTTCCTTTTCAGTTTACTGATAGTGTAGGTAATGCAATCAATACAACTACTTGGACATTAGGCACTGGCGTAAAATATTATGTGGCTGATAATATTACGTATGATGCTGTGATACCAACAGAAATTGTGGTAGGTAATTTAACATTAAGTGGTAACACATACACTGGTGGTAATTTAACAGCCGCATTTACTACTCCTGCAACTGGTATAGGTTATTTGTATATACCAGCAGACTTAACTGGCGCAGTAGGTGGTGGGCCAGTAATTACATTAGCTAACAGTGCGGCCAACACAAATATTGCTGTTGTTACTATGACCGTAACACGCACTGATGCATTAAGCACAAGAGTAAGTGTAAGTAAAGAACCAATCGGAATGATTGTAAGGTATCAATAATGTCTGATATAAATTTAGATTTTACCGTTGCTAATAACAATATTAATTTTACTGTTGAGCCTAACGATATAACATTTACACCAACTGATATACAGTTGACTTTTAATACAAGTAGTCAATTGAATGCAGGTGGTAGTAATACACAAGTGCAATATAACAATGGTGATTTGCTCGCAGGTTCAAGCACGTTTACTTTTAATAATACATCTAATGTTGTAACAATTACAAATGGTGTTATTGCTAACGCAAACATTCAAAATGGCATAATCAATGCAAGTAATATTACGTCAGCATTTACAAATTTAGGCAATGTTGGCAACGTAAGAATTACTGGAGGAGTCAATGGTTATGTGTTACAGACTGATGGCACAGGTAATTTAGATTGGGCGGCCGCAGGCGGCGGCGGCGGTAATGGTACGCCGGGCGGAAGCAACACACAGATTCAATATAATGATAGTGGAGTTTTTGGCGGTAATACTGGATTTACATTTAATGAAGTTAGTGGTAATGTTAACATACCTGGAAATTTAAGTATAGCTGGTACTCTTTCTGCTATTGTTGCTATTGCAAACTTTGCAAACTTCGCAGGCAATGTAACTAATTCAGCGCAACCAAATATTACATCAGTTGGGACATTAGTAAATTTAAGTGTATCAGGCAATGTTACAGCAAGCAATGCTAACTTAGGCAATGCAGTAACATCTAATTTCTTTATTGGCGCAGGTAATAATCTAAGTAATATTCAAGGTAGTAATATAACTGGTAACGTAACAAGTGCTATTACAGCTAACTTTGCAAATTATGCAGGTAATGTTACAGTTAGCGCACAGCCTAATATTACAAGTCTAGGTACATTAACAGATTTAAGCGTATCGGGCAACGCTAACGTAGGCTTACTTACATCTATTGGTAATATTACTACTACTGGAACTACAAGTATACAGCAAGCAAAAGAAAAAGTTACAGTAAGTGCTACACCAGCTACTGGAACAATTAATTTTGATATATTGACTCAAGCTATATTATTAAACACTGCAAATGCTACTGGTAATTTTACGTTGAATATTAGAGGTAATAGTACAGTTACTTTAAACACTGTAATGAATAGTAATGAAAGTGTTACTTTTACATTTGTTAATCCAAACGGGGCTAATGCATATTACGCTACTTCCGTCGCAGTTGATGGATCAACTAGAACAGTAAAATGGGTACAGCCTGCAGGTGCACCTGCTTCTGGAACAATTGCGGGAACTGATGTTTATAATTTAAATTTAATCAAAACAGCTTCCAATACGTATACTATATTTGGTAGCAGATTAGGGTACGTATAATGCCAATCACCGCATCCTTTGGAGCTCTTTCATATTCGAGATCCGGTGAGCAAAACGCCAATTGGGATTATTGGTTTTTGCAAACAAATTCCAATACCAACTTTAATGGCGCAACTTTTGATAGTACTACTACAAACTTTTATATTGGTGGAGATGACCAAATTACTGCAAATCCTGGATTTATATTAAGAATTAATGAAAATAATGATTATCCGCAGTTGATATATAATTTTGATACAGAATTTAGGGTAAGCGGGTCAAGCACAAACAGTGCTAAAATTGTTGATATTACTTACTCAACATCAGCAGGCAATATTATTTTGTGGGGGTCTGGAAAGTCTGGAAATACTGTACGTCCATATAATACTCGATTGTCTACTTCTCTGGTCGATGCTCCATTTGAGCCGACGGCATACCGATTTAGTCCTGTACTTGGCGGAAATACATTTAATCAATCAACTTTGTGTTCATTAGCTCCTGTAAGTAGTGTTACTGATTGGATGGTATATAGAGATAACACCAGATTAATATATAGGGCTATGAATATAAATGGTTATAACTTTACTACTGGACCATTAACTTATCTTAATGCTTCGTCATCTACTGATTACATTCCACAAACAATTCTTACAGACACAACTGGTAATGCCGTAGTTACTTTAAATTTGTCTGATTTATCTACAAATGATACTTTAATTAGGAGAGTAAACAAAACTTCAGTGGGAAGTCCATATCCATACTATCCAACCATATGGCAAAAAACTTATTCATTTGGAGTGATTTACCAATCTGTATTAGATACCTCAAATAACATATATTTTGTTAGTACAAATAATTCTAATTCAGTAATTGCACAGTATGATATCAGTGGCAATTTAAATTGGCAAAGGCAAATTACTGGAGTAGTTTTAAAGGGAATTACGTATACATCAAGTTACTTGTACGTATGTGGATCTATTACTTCTAACAATAATTTGTTTATTGCAAAATATGATTTAAGTGGAAATATTCAATGGCAAAATAAATTGAGCGGTGTAGTATTTGATGGTAAGAAAATTAAAGCAACAGTAAATGGTGTTTATATTATTGGCCAATCAAGTTCATATGGTTTTTCTTTAAAAGTTCCTTTGGATGGAACTATTCCAGGAGATGGTATTTTTACATTAAATGGAACTACTTATACCTATAGCAGTGCTTCTCAAACAGAAGCGGCTGCTTCAAATACTAGTAGCGATGCAGGAAACCCTACAGAGGGTCTTGCGTTAAGTAGTGGCTATGGAAACGCTAGATACACTAATAATAGTAATACGTTCTCATCAACAACTATATAAGCATAAATACATTATCACACACACGAAAGATTGCGAGTCAGCGATCTTTTGTTAAGATGCGAGACAGCAGAGGAAAACAAATGGCAAAATTCACACAAGCCACACTCAATCAGGTGGCAGGTTTTGACGCACAAGTATTAGCGCAGAACTTAATATACAATCAAAAAGACTTTTGGAACTTCGAATGGAGTACAGTCACAAGTTATACTAGTGGTTGGCAAACTGGCACAACACCAGTAGACTTAACTGGTGCTACTATCAATGCACAAATCGTTCGTAGAGCAATCGTAGATTACCAAGATAGCAGAACTGGCATAGATTTTAAAATCTATGATTATCCATTAGTTCCTCTCATTACTACTATTACAATAGCAGACACAACTGATGATACATTTACTTGCACAAGTACTGCCGATCTATTTGTCGATCAACCAGTTCAGTTTGTTGGTGCTGTATTTGGTGGTGTTGCAATCAATACAACATACTATGTAAAAACAATTATAACTGAAACTACATTTACAATCAGTGCTACACAGGGTGGAGGCATATTTAACTTAACTACTGGTAGTGGTACAATGCGTATGAATCGTGTTGCACCTACTCCAATAGTATTACCTATAACAAATGTAGTAAATGCCGCTGGTACTTTCACAATGACTATCGATGATGATACTTGGGACTTGATAGCAGGCGATCCTGACTTAGATATCAGTGCGGCAGAACCAGCTTGTTTCACAGGTAGAATTAAAATAAGTTTTCCCGCAGTTGGTACACAGCCAGCATATGACCAAGCAGTATTCTTATTGTTCTTGGTAAATTCAGATGGGGTAATCAACTACTAATATGGCTAATCAAGTAATCGTAACAAACACAGGCAACGTACAAGTTGCATTAACACCACCAGCTAATGTGCAAGTGCAGATTAGTCGTGCGGCAATTGGTACTGTAACTAATGTTCCAAACGCAAACACCGCAAACACTGTAACAAACAATGCTCAACCTAATATCACCAGCGTAGGCACATTGACTAGTTTGTCAAGCAGTGGTAACATTACAGCACCATACTTTATTGGTAACGTAGTTGGTAACATCAGTGGTAACTTAGTTGTGCCTGGTACTAACACCGCAGTATTGTTTAATCAATTAGGTAATGCAGGTGCGAGTGACGCACTTAAATTTGATTACGCAGCCAATGTACTAACAGCAAATGGAAACATTATCGCTAACTACTTTATTGGTAATGGTAGTCAATTGACAGGAATCATAACAGGAAATGCAAACTTCGCAAACTTTGCAGGTACAGCATTTAATGTTAGTGGATCTAATGTAACTGGTGCAGTAGCTAATGCAACTTTTGCTACGAGTGCTGGTACAGCGTTTAACGTAAGCGGAAGTAATGTTTCTGGCGCAGTAGCCAATGCAACATTTGCAAATAGTGCAGGTAGCGCAAACACAGCAAATACTGCAAATAGTGCAACTGTAGCCAATAGTGCTAACTCAGTATCAGTAGCTAATGTAAGCGGCATTGGTAACATTTCTACAATTAATATAGATGGCAATCTTGGTAATGTACTTTATGGCAATGGCGTGTTTGCCGCAGTTATCGCACCCACAAGTGTTGCGAACGCTAACTATGCAAACTTTGCAGGCAATGCATTTAGTGTAAGTGGAAGTAACGTAAGTGGTGCAGTAGCTAATGCAACGTATGCAAATGACGCTGGCAATGCTAATATAGCCAACACTGCTAACTCAGTAGCAGTAGCTAATGTAAGTGGTATAGGTAATATTGCTACTGTCAATTTAGATGGTAATGCAAGTAACATTCTTTATGGCAATGGTGTATTTGCTACGACTCCAATTATATCTAACGTAGCTAACGCAAACTATGCTAACTTTGCTGGTGAAGCATTTAACGTAAATGCTAGTAACATAACTGGTACAGTAGCCAATGCAAATTATAGTGCTTATGCAGGAGAAGCAAATACAGCTAACTTAGCTACGTATGCAACAACTGCAAACAGTGTAGCAGGTGCCAACGTAAGTGGTGAAGTAGCTAACGCAAATTATAGCGCATATGCAAACATTGCCGCAAGTGCAAATAGTGTAGCAGTAGCTAATGTATCTGGTATAGGTAACATTGCTGTTATCAATTTAGATGGTTCTAGTTCAAACGTATTGTTTGGTAATGGTATATTTGCGCCAGAGTCTACAAGTATTGCTAACGCAAACTATGCTAACTTTGTTGGACAAGTAGTTGATAATACACAATCAAACATTACTTCATTAGGCAACTTACCATACTTACAAGTATCTAACAGTGCTAACGCTACTGGTGTTATAAATCAATTTGGTTCTAATAACATTACTTTTACAACTAATTTTAGTAATGTTGGAACTTACAAACTAACAACAATATTTCATCCTAACAATAGCACAGGATATCCTGCTGATAGAGTTGTTAGAAGTCGTGGTAATGTTACTACTCCAACAACAGCATCTTCTGGTGATAGAATACATCAATTGGCTGGATATGTTTATAATGGCAATACTAATGCTTTTAGTGTTGGTCAAACATTTACAGCGGTATCGATAAATGCTAATGCTAATGCGGCTTGGAGTGGCGGCCAATATAATGTGCTTACCGGTAATCCAGCTGGAGAGGTGAGCAACACAAGTGCCAGTAGTCCTCAAAATGGTTTAGTATTTACTAATAGTGGTGGACTTCAAATTGTTCCTGGAACAGCACCTAACACAAGTTTAGGACAAACTACAATTGGGATTTTTGTTCAAAACTATGGTGCAAGCACAAGTAATTTACAGCAAGTAGGATCTACTTTATTTGCTCAAAGAGCCCGTGGCAACCGTGATGCTAATTTAACCGTTCAACCAAGTGATGAATTGGGCAGATTAACTTTTGTTGGACATAACGGTTCAAGTTATCAAACAACAAGACCAACACAAATGCGTGTAGTAGTTGATAGCACATATGGTGCTAATGCGGCAAACATACCAGCAAGTATTAAGTTTGATACTTACAATAGTGCTAACACATTACAAACTACAAGCATCAATAGTAATGGTAACATTACATTAGCAAGTGGTGCATTCTTAAACACTGATGCACAGGGTCAGGTAGCAATAGGATTAAATGCTGGAGGAACAAGTCAGGCACAGAGCGCAATAGCTATTGGTCGTGAAGCAGGCGCAAATAATCAAGCAGATTCCAGTATAGCAATTGGTTACAATAGTGCTAACTTAAATCAAGGTTATTTCAGTGTAGCAATTGGTCGTGAAGCTGGATCAAATGCACAAAGTAATACTAGTGTAGCAATAGGTTCTTACGCAGGTAATATTACACAGGGTGAAGGTGCAGTAGCAATTGGTTCAACTGCTGGCTCAAATAATCAAGGTAATTATACTGTTGCAATCGGTATCAATGCAGGTTATAACAATCAAGGCACTCAATCAGTAGCATTAGGTTATTTTGCTGGTGCTAATACACAAGGTCAGTATAGTGTTGCGATTGGTCGTCAAGCAGGTGAGTTTAGTCAAGGTGCAAATAGTTTTGCGTTAGGTTATGGTGCAGGACAAACTAATCAAGGTAATAATAGCATCAGTTTTGGTTGGGCGGCTGGTTATACCGGACAGGGTAATAATTCAATAGCAATTGGTGCACAAGCAGGTGAAACAAATCAAGCAAATAACAGTGTTGTATTAAACGCTACTGGTGTACCATTAAACCAAACAACAGCAAACACATTTACTGTTAAGCCAGTAAGAAATGCTAACACAGCGAATGTAATGTTCTATGATAATACTACAGGTGAGATTACATACGATTTATCAAGTAATGCTAATGTAGGCAACGCAAACTACGCAAACTTTGCTGGTACATTGATTAATGGCAACAGCAATATTAGTTTTACGGCTGCAAATGGTAGTATTCAATTCAATCCTGTAGGCAATGCTAATGTAGCTCGCATCGATGGTAATGGAAGTATGTTTACAACTCCATTGGCTGGCGGCTATAATAATTGGTTAGCTATAAGCACTAATTATGGAACAACTGCAAATGGACAGAATGCAAGTCGTATTGCTAGTTTTAGATATCGTGGTAGTTCTGGTGCTAATTTAAGTGTTCAACCAAACGATGGACTAATGGATTTAATTGCACTAGGTTACAATGGAACAAGTTTAGCAACAAGTAGTGGTGGCAGATTTAAAGCAATTGTAGATAATAGCTATATTGCAAATGGCGCTAACATTCCAGTTGGATGGCAAATCACAGTTAATGATACTGTAGGTGGCACAACTAATACACAAAAATCTCATAATTTCTGGGCTAATGGCAATGTGACATTAGCTAATGTTATCTTTGCTGATGGTGGTGGATTAAGTAACATTGCTGTTGCCAACATAACTGGATTAGGTAACATTGCAACATTGAATTTAGATGGTAATGCAAGCAATGTATTATTAGGCAATGGTGTATTCAGTAGTGCTCCAAGCACAATACCTACTTCAATAGCAAATGGTACAAGTAATGTAAGTATCCCTACTGCGAATGGCACAATAGCGTTTAGTGTTAATAACACTGCAAATTTAGTTATGTTAGAGAATGGTGGATTTATGAACACATTCCCAACAAGTTCAGTAATTAATATGTTGCGTATCAACACTTTTGGTAATCCATTAAGTGATGCACATCGTATTGCGTGGGCTAGAGCTAGAGGTAGTAATACTAGTCCAACAAGTGTAAATCCAGGTGATAACATAGGCTCGTTGAGCTACTTTGCACATAATGGTGCTAACTATCAAACTAACAGTGTTGGTTTTATTCGTGGCAGAGTTGATAGTAGTTATACTGCAAACGGTGCTAACATACCAATCGGCTTTCAAATTACTGTAAATGATACAAATGGTGGTATCAACAATCAATCAAAAACTCATAACTTTTATGCTAATGGTACTGCAAGTTTTGCAGGGGATGTTACCTATAGTGGTAATTTAAATCTTACTAAGTTTAAAGAAACTTTGTATGATATGGGCAATGTGTCAGGCAATGTTACGCCTGATTTAAATAATGGCTCAATACAATATATGAATTTAACTGGCAACATTAGCCTTAACGCTGTAACTAACGTTCAACTTGGTTCAAGTTTTACATTGAGATTAGTGCAGGGCGGTACTGGTAACTATACATTGACTGCAAATAGTGCGTGGAAATTTGCTAGTAGTTTTAAAACATTAAGCACTAACGTTGGATCAATGGATGTTATTTCGGCATTCTATGATGGTAGTTTTTATATGGCTACATTGACAACAGGGTATGCATAATGTTTAGTGCAGTTGGTGGTTTCAGATTTATCAGTGCTAGTGGATTAAAGAACGGCATCTATCTTATAGATGGTGTCAATGATATAGTTCAGGGCTATCAAACATTAGGTGGTAATACTTATTGGGTTGGATCTCCTGGCACAGCTAACAACAATATCGTTGTTGCAAGATATGGTTCAAATAATGTTTCTATCTTTTCTCAAAGCTTAAGTGGATCTTCAACTGATGATATACCTAATAATATGGTGTTAGATAGTAGTTACAATCAATATACAGTTGGAACTACTACTGCTAATACAGTTGGTCAGAGAGATTTGTATATTAGTAAATTTGATAGTAGTGGTTCATTGCAATGGCAAAGAACTATTGGTACAAGTACGCAAGAAAACGTTTATGATGTTGCATTAGTTGATAGCAGTGCTAACTTAATTGTTACTGGTAAGTCAGCTGGTAGTGACGGATTTATTGGTAAGATGAGTGCTAGTACTGGCGCATTATTGACACAGAATCAAGCAAGTAGTAGTAGTCAAGTTGTAGCAGTCACAACAGATAGTAGTGGCAATGTATATCTCTTAATAAACGAACAGCCAAGTGGTAGCAGAGAATCAACTGTTGTAATAAAAATGAATAGTAGTTTTACTATCACGTGGCAGAAACGAATAGGTTACACGACTGGTACTGTTGATGTAAATGGTCAAGCGTTAGGTGTTGATAGTGGTGGCAATGTTTATATAACGTGTTCTGACACTCCAAGTAATAATAATTTTATTGTAAAACTAAACAGTAGTGGCACATTGCAATGGCAGAATGAATTGAATTTTAGCGTAAATAGTACTAGCATTGCGATAGATAGTAGCGACAACGTTTATTTAGGTTGTGAGTTTGGACCTCCCGTAACTGCTCAAGTAATTAAGTTTAATACTAGTGGCACTATAGTATGGGCTCGTGGTTTGAATGGTTATAACTTAACTCCTGCAACTCCAAGTACGGCAGAAGATGTTGGATCAAATAATATCAATTGGTATAATGGTAGAATATTAATAAATGGTTACTCATATTTTTCTGGTGTCAGAAAAGGTATGTTGATGAATGTACCAGACGATGGTACTTTACTTGGTACTTATAGTTATGGTTATGTTTGGGGATTTAGTCCTATAACTGTATCGGCAGGTGGTCTAACTGTTAGTGCGGGGGCAACAAGTTTTTCAACTGCTGGATTAACTGATGCGGCAGGTACGTTGACTTCCTCAAGTTACGGCACGGCTGTAGGTCAAAACATAGTGTTTTAAAATGATTATGGAATTCAGTCTCAAACAAATAAGTTGGATAGTCATCGGTTCATTAGGAATCGGTGGGACTGGTTATATGAGTATGAATAGTAAGATTGATGAACTATCAACAAAAGTTGCAGTAGTGCATACTGAGGTAAATAACTTAACTAAACAGCTTGACCGCATTGAAGAAAAATTAAACACAAAATAATTGTATTTGTTTATAGAATTGATAAATAGTATGTGTAAAGAGACAAACCTGAATTGCATATTTCAGTTATCCTAAACATTTAAACCTGCCAAGGTAGATGTCCTTTATTGTCTCTTTACATTTTCGTTTTATAATAATAAGTTCGTTCCCTGATGCCGAAAGGCATTTAAGCCCCTAGAGTTTTTAGTCATTCTCCTAGGGGCTTTTTCTTTACTGAACTTTGTAAACTGTCTTTCCACTATTGTCTCTTACTGTATAAGTTTGTTTGTTTCTGTTTGCACCACAGAAGTCAGCTAACTTATAGCCCTCAGGCTTTCCCTTATATTGGCAAGGGTCACGTGAGTTATAGTGATCGCCTACACGTTCTAACATTGTTTTGTCAGTAGCACAGCCGGACAAGAATAAACACGAAAACAGGACACTTCGTAAAATCATAATGTTCTTTCAAAAAATGCGTGGGGTTTCGCAAACCCTCCCCCACGTAAAGGTCTAAAACTCTGTGTAGTAGAAGTGTG